CCCCGCAGAGCCAGACCCAAATCTTCCCAGTTCATCGCCGTCGTGCAATATCTTCATTCCGGCAGTTTGCTGTATACTTTGCAGACCATACGTTTCGTCCTTTGTTATAAATTTACCCGTCGCACTTATTTCTCCGGATTTTGTAAGCGTGAAATTATCTGCTTCTATTGTCACGCGATTGCCGCGGAATGCAACCTCTCCCGCCTCAAGCGATATTTCCGCCGACAGCTCTCCCTTAGTGACCTTTTGTTCGATTTTGGATGAGTTTACTTCGATTTTCGCGCTTTGCTCTTTGAGTTCATCTTTTGTCTTATCAACCTCCAGTGTTATATTTCCCGCTGCTTCCTTGATTGCTGCCTTTGTTGCTTCTTTGGTTGAGTAGCTTTCCAGTGTTTTCTCGACCGATATTTCTATTTCCTCGTTTGAGGCTGCAATTTTCGTCTCAATCTCCTCGGTCGTCGAATAATTTTCGAGGATTTTTTTTGCTGTCCTGTTGGATATTGAGACCGCCTCTGCCGCTGCCGTTTTGGTCTCCTCTCTTTGGATTTCTGCAAATGTTTTTCGAGTATTTGAAATCTCGACCGTGTTCTTCTCCGGTGTCTCCGGATATTCCGTGATTTTGACAATCCTCTGTTTTTCTTTTGTATTGATTGTCTTTGATACGAGAGTGACCGTGTCTCCGATTCCATACGCAAGTATGTCCTTGTGTTCCTCAGATGCTTTTGCAAGATCAACCACTTCCGCCGTATATGCTTTATATGGTCTCGACATCTCCTCAAGTTTTGCCGTTGCATCCTCGATCAGACTTGTCGTGTTTGTATACCTTTCATCTTTCCACGCGCACGCCTTGATTTTCGAGCTATACTGAAAATTATCAATATAGTCTTTTCCGGTCAGTGCTTTCGGCGTGATACCGTCCTTTCCTATCGGGTAGATTCTTGTATAAAAATCATAGGTGTCTGATTTCAATGCTATTTTCCGGAGATTCAGCCCCTCCATGAAATAGCATCCCTTGTCGCTGCCTATCCTCTCATAAATATCAACCGTCTTTGTCAAGGAGCGAATGATACACTCGCACCGATATGTCGAGAGGCACTTTTGCAGTACATCCCACGCTGTGACACTTTCCTGCTCGTCAATAGTTCTTTTCTTCGTGACGGTGCATGTTCCGACGTGCCATCCGGATCCGTCAAACGCAAATTCAAGACATGCCTTGATTGTCTGTTCGTCCGATTCAAAACCATACGGGAACGCTATACCCTCCAGTTCCTCAACATTTAGAGACGCAGTATATTTGTTGTACCGTTCCCCCTTTTCAATCGCCTTGATGACAAATTCGTCCGTTTTGGTGCGTATGTAGTATTCTTCTTTTATTAGATCAGCCAACGCCCCCAATGCAGGATAGGAAAAAGTCATCTCCTTGTCCCCGGAATCCAGTGTCGTGGTGATTGCTCTGTCCTTGAATCCGGACAGTGTTCCGATTCTTTTCTTTTTATCATCAAAAATCTGCAATGACCTCACCTCCTAAATCCACATCGGAGTGTATCTGATTGTCACTCTTGCATTTGTGTCCGAAAATGTGAGTGCTGTTTCTCCTGCCTTTAATACCGGAAATTCCCACAAGTCCACTTTGTCGAATGCGTTCATTCCGTCGATTGTCACAAGTCCGTTTTTTGCATTTATCACAACCGTTTTTCCTGCCGCAAGGCTCTCAACAACAATATCCTCTCCCAGTCCGGCGATCGTATAATTTGTCAAGGCGCTTTTTGCATATACCTCAACGACGCACGGAGTGTCTCGTGTACCCACTTTGTAAAACGTTGCGGAGCTTTCCCCGTCAAATATAAGCGAGAGGTCTTCATCAACAAAAAAGCCGTCAAATTCTGCATTCACAACATACCTGTCCTTTACCCTCTTCTTGACATAGCTGTTTGATGTTGCAAAACCGATATACGTTCCTTTATAGCCGTCAAGTTCCAATTTGCACGATTTCGTGAAATGCGCCAGAAAATCCGACGCATTTCGTATGATTTCGTTCCGGTCTTTTCCTCTGAAATATATTGACAACTTCAAGTGTCCCATACGAATTTGCGTCTCAAATTCAGTTGGAAGTGCCGCTCTCGTCAACCATTCGTAGCTGTTGGAAATCGAGGGGGGCTGCACATCAACGGTCAACTGCCTCGCATTATATTTCCGGATGTCAATTCCATTTACCTTCATGGCTGTGCCTTACCTCCCTTTTCTTTGATTTGTCACCATCTCGGCATCTACTTTCGACACGGTTCTGCTTGCAACCTCTTCTCCGTCGATGTATGTGTAGTTCGTCACATACACAATCTGTGACCTTTGCACTGCCTCTAGTTTTTTGTCGAGGATGCTAGTAAATTTTCTGTAAAACTCTGCAAGCGGCAGGATCGCCTCGTCTCCTGCCTCACCTCCTACCATAAGGCTGTTTCCGTTGATCCCGAACACGGTAGGATTTGTCATAATACCGCCGCTTTTGTACCACTCGATTGAAAAGGACGGAAGTGATCCTTTTCCGGCGATTCCATATGGTGCCTTTCCTCCGCTTACGCTGATATGCGGCAAATTTAGGTGTGGCAGCGACCAACTGAAATCGAATACACCCTTGATTTTGTCAATGATGCTCGAAACAGTGCTTTTTGCGCTTTCGAGCTTTGACGAAAACGCTTCCTTTATGTCGTCAAGTACATTTGCAACGGTTGATTTTGCTGCTGCCATTTTCGACGAAAATGCCGACTTGATGCTGTCGAGTTTTCCTCCGGTCAACGTGTTCGCCGTTCCCATGAGAGAGTTCATTGTGTCTTTGATACCCGTAAAGGTGGCGGCTACAATTCCTCTCATGCCCCCGCCCTTTTCGTTGTATGCGGATTTCATGTTGTCGAGCTTTGTTGACACATTTGTCTTTGCAGTCTCCATGAGAGAGGTCGCTTTGTCCTTGATATTTCCGAAATCCGTCGTCCACTTTGTTTTAATCTCTGAAACCTTCGTCGAAAACCCTGCCTTGAGTTCCGACAGCTTTGTTGTTGTGCTGTCTTTCCACTCCGTCATTTTGGTTTTGACTGTTGTTTTCATGTTTTCCCAACCGTCATGAACCTTTGTTTTGATTTCGTCGGTCTTATCAGAAAACTTTGTTTTGATTTCTGTCAGCTTACCACCAGTCACCTTATCAACAAATGTGAATCCGGCAGTGTAATAGCCTTTGATTCCCTCCCATCCGGCGGCTACAACTCCCTTGATGCCGCCTCCGTTTTCCTCGTAGGCTGTTTTCATGTTCCCCAGTTTTTCTTTTGCAGTGTCAACCGCCGCCCCCATGACTTTTGTTACCGTCTCTTTAACTGCGCCAAATGTCTTTGATGTAGCCTGTCCGATTCCGGAATTTAAGAACTTGTTCTTAACCTCTGTCAGCTTACCGCCCGTCAACTTATCAACAAACGTGAATCCGGCAGTGTAATAGCCTTTGATTCCCTCCCATCCGGCAGCTACAACTCCCTTGATGCCGCCTCCGTTTTCCTCGTAGGCTGTTTTCATGTTCCCCAGTTTTTCCTTTACGGTGTCAACTGCTGCCCCCATGAACTTTGTAGCCACCTCTTTAACTTTCGAGAACGCTCCCGTGATAGTTTCCTTGATTGCCTCGAACTTTTCTTTGATATTGCCCCATAATTCGGACAATTTCTCTTTGACCTTATCCCAGTTTTTATATAAAGCGATTCCTGCCGCGATCAGTCCGGCAATCAGTGTCACGATCAAAATGATCGGACATAGATTCATCGCTACATTGAGGGCAGTCTGCGCCACCGTCATTCCTCCAGTCACTCCGGTCGCTGTCGCTGTTGCTGCGGTGTGCGCTGCCTCCGCTGCCGTTCCTGCTGTGTCTGCTGCTGTTCCTGCGGCGGTTGCTGCTGTTTTTGCCGCGATCTTTGCAATTATCTTCGCTGTACCGGAAGCAAGCTGCTGTCCGGTCTTGACAGTCGTCGAAATTCCACTTGCAACCTTTCCGAATCCCGCTGCCAATGGTCCCACCGCAGCAACAACTGCTCCGATCCTAATAACGTTTTGAGCGGTCGAGGAATCCATACCCTCAAGGGCAGTTGTTACTTGTCCGACAATCTCCTTGACTTCGGGCATAGCATCTTTTGCAAGTCTCAACAATTCGTTTCCCAACGGCAACAACGAGGTCTGCAATTCTCTGATTTGCACTTGAACCTCCGTCGAAAAGGAACTGTTGATCTGTTCACCTGCCTTTACTGTTGCCCCCTCAACATTCTGTAACCCGCCCTCAACACTAGCGAGCGACAGTACAACGTCTTTCCCTAAGTCCTCCCACATTGTGCCGAACAGGGCAACACCTGCCGTGTTTTGTGCAATCGGATCATCCATGCTATTTAATGCAATGAGCGTTTCTTGAAATGCTGCTGCCGCCGCATCTCCCCCAGTTGCGAATTTCTTCGCCATTTCATCAGCGTTCAGCCCGATTGTCTGAAATCCCTTGACGGTACTGTCTGACCCATCCACTGCTCTGATGCTAAATTCTTTCATCGCATCGCCGACTTTGTCGAGATTAAATGCGCCGCTCTTCGCGCCTTGTATCAAGTACGCCATTGCGGTCTCCGCATCCATTCCTAATTCCTTAAACTTTGGCGAATACTCCCGCATCGTATCAAGCAATTCACCGCTATAATTAGCGCCATTTTGGAAACCGACCGTCAGAACATCCATTCCCTCGCTGATGTCATTAATGATACCGTTGTTCAGCATAGTTGTGAGTGTTTTAGCCAGCTCTTCGTTTTCTGTCTCAAACAGTTCCCGCATCGTCATCATTTGTTCGGCGATCGCCTGTTGCTGCTCGACAGACATATCTTTTGCACCTGTGACGTTCTGCGTCAAAGTCACAACCGCAGCAGAGCAATCCTGCAAGCTCTCGCCATATCCATTTGTATATAGACTTTGCGCAACCGTTTCGAGTTTTTCTGTTTCCTCTGCTGTTAGCCCCAGTTGCCCCTGCATCGCCATCAAATCATTTTCCGTGTCAAGCGCAGCCTTTGTGACCGCTGTTGCCACTCCGGCAATCCCCGCAGATACAACGGACATTTTCTTCCCGAAGCTCTCAATTTTCTCTCCTGCCTTTTGACAGGCAGAGGCAAATTTGTTCAACTTATGATTCTTTAGTTCTTTGTTGACCTTTTTTAACTCACCTTCCATTTCGGCGAGTTTGGTCTTTGCGTCAGTCGTTGCAATCTTTTGTTTCGACAGTGCTGTTTCCGTTTTTCCGATTGCCGTCTCACTCGTTTTTAGCTTTTGTTCGAGCTTCTCCAGTTCGGTTTGTAATGCTTTCGATTGCTCCGAATCATCCCCCGTTGCTTGTGCTGATTCCTCATGAGCCTTTTTTACTGCCTCGATTTTCCCTCTTAGTTCTTCCTGCTTTGCCCTTTGCTCTGATAATTTATGTGTCAAGTCCTCCTGCTTTTCGGCATTCATGGACACTATATTTTTCTGGATTTCCAGTTTTGCTGTGAGGTTTTCTGCTTTCGACTTTAGTGCGTCAGCCGCCGAACCGAATGACTTTGCTTCCGTTTGCGCCAGTTTGAACTCACTCGACAGTTCTTTCATCTGTTGCGCAGCGGACTTCATCTGTGACTGATAATCAGACGAGTTCGCCGAAATCTTCACGCTTGTATATGCCATCGGTTCCCCTCCTCTCTACTATGTGTTTTCGTTCATCGTTTCAAGTTCAAATTTCAAATATTTCAGCAATTCAAGGATATTTTCTTTCATACATTGCCCGTAGGATTCCCGCATGAGCCGGATTGCAATTTTTGTCACGCGATCCACAATTTCTCCGCATATTTTCCACAAATTTTGTTCCTCCGGCTCTTCGTCCTCGTACCCATTTTCGCGGTCATATGCGTCAAACGCTGATGTTTCCTTTTCGACTGGTTCTGCCTCAACAATGCTCATCAATGCAACGGTGACGATCTCCTGCATCACGAAATGAATCACCTTTGCAGCTGTTAGAAGTTCAACAACATCCACCTCGCCCAGCTCATCAAGAGACATTCTGCTTCCGAACATCTCTTGAATGATTCTCTTGTTGAAAAACACCGCGTCCGCGATCCTTTCGGAGCTATTTTTCTCCATGAGCAGGGCATATTTTTTGTACTGTTCGACAGTTATGGTGTTGATAAATATTTTCTCGTTCCTGCAAGTGATTGTTATTTCTGGTATCACTTGCCGCTCGGAAAATTTTTTATCACCTTATCCATTTTTTCATTCATTTCCTCGGCGATTGCCATGTCGATCATGTTAAATTCGAGGATGATTCCCGCCGCGTCCAGTCCGGTCTCTGCGTCCTTTAACTCCTCGACGGTAAACTGATCTCCGTATACCTTGCAGATAAACAACATCATCGCCTCGATTTCCTGCCTGGAATATCGCTGCGATGCCCTCTTTGATGTTGCAGCGTCGATCTGTTCAGCAAGTTCGAGATATTCCATGTATGTGTCCGCAGACATTTTCTCCAACTTGAACTCTTTATGATTCACAATGATTTTTCTTTTCACTGAATTTCCCTCCTGTTATAAGTTCTTTTTTATGCCGCTGCTCCCGGTGCTTCCTGCACCTTTGCAAACCAGTCCTTGATCGCCGTCGCTGCATCTGTGTCATCTGTCACGAGATTAGATTCATCGACGGAAATCTCATACAGATTGTCAATGCTGCGCTCGTAGAAACTGCCTTTGATGCTCTTGGTTGTAGGCGACAGCTTTCCCTCTTTGGTGCTTGCCTCCTCGCTGATACCCTCCGCAAATTTGCCGACATAAAGCCACTTGAACTCATACTTGCCATTGAGTTTTCTTTCGCGCCATCCGATAGCGACTTCCGGCGCTCTGTCATCAGATGACTTTTTCAAAAATCCCGCCTCGTATAGCTGCCCGAACAGAATCGCTCTGTCCTGCGGTGCAAGAGCATTGATCTCCAGTTCTACATCTGTGCCCTCGTATGACGTGATAACCTCCTCGGTATTATCGTCGGAGTAGATTTTTTCGCTTGACCACTTTTCATCAATCTTCGCCTTGATCGCTCTCGCCAACTTCACCGGAGTGGCGGCGGTGTACGCTGTCGCAGTGTTACTCTGCACCAGTGCGATATAAAAATCTTTCAGACCGCAAGTTCTGCTCCTTACAATCTGCTGTGTGGTTTCATTTACCTGTGTTACTGTTTCACTCATGTTTATTCCTCCGTTTCATAAAATTTTGAAAACCTTTGTGCTTTCATATAGATTCCGTCCTGCGGTTCTGAATCGTCTCCGTTTCTTCCCTCAAACGCGAAATCATTTGCTTTCATGAGAGCCTTGATTTCCCTCGCAAGCTCCACCTCGTCCTCTCTTGAGAAAATGGTGACCTGCAAGGAAAGCGTCACTCCCTCTGAATCGTCATCCGAAAAATTATCATCAGTCTCGCCCAAATCCCACAAGGTCACATGCGTGTCTTTGATGTCCTTGTCATACCACCCTTGCATGACAAGGATTCCCCTGTCTGAAATCTGCTGCAACGCATCCGATGCGTCTCTTATGATGTCTGGACTGTTCACGCTATCACCTCATTTCAACGTACTGTCTAAATATGATTGATACTCCTGTTCTGCTATCTTTTGGAGTTCTGCGTCTGCCTCTCTGCCTGTTGCATAGATAAACTCTTGAGGCGGTCGATAGATTGTTCCCCAGTTGATAAATTTCACATAAAAGTGTTCACTGTTGTCGGATTTCTCCCATCCGACATCTGCCGACGCTCCCGTGTCCTTGAACCTCACCTTTCCAACCGGAACGCTATCAGCTGCATGTGATGTGACCGATGATTTCGTTCCAAACCCTCGACCGCTCAATTTGATGTCTGCGGATTTCGGGATTTTGCCCGACATGATGCTTTTCACAACTGGTTGACCTTTTTCAACAATCCTCTTGTTGACCTCTTTTATATCCTCATCACTCGCTGCTGCCTCGAACGCTTTCAAAAGCTCCCGTAAGCCTTGAAATTCCATCTCGATTTTCATTGCTTCACCTCCGGTGTCAGATTATGACACTACTCTCCCGAACGGCATTTCAACAGGACTTTTTGATTGTCCGTGAACTTCGGCGATGCACTGTATATCTTGAACTCGACGTCTTTGTAAACCGCATAAAACTCTTTCAGATTCAGTCTGATTTCTTCAACCTTTTTGCAGTTCCTAACCTCGAACACGATTGCGTTCTCAACTTTGGTCTGCAATGCCGTGTACTGCTCATTCGTTCCCAAACTCTGAACATCGCACCAGCACGAATAGAACTCCGATTCTGTCGTTTTATTTCGCCCGCTGACGACCGTTGTTTGCTTGCGAATGATTTTCACCCTCCCTGTCATTCCGCGACACCTCCGTATATCTCCTTTAAGAGCATAGATGTCACTGCGTTTGAGAGTGTCTTTGTGTCTTTTTGGTACTTCTCGCGGTTGTCGTACAACTCCTTTACGGATGCAAATGTAAGCAGTTTTTGACGGCTTGTCATGTTGTACTGGTCAAAATCCGGAATCAGCGCTGTCATTTCCTCCATTGTGGCATCAAGCATCAATTCCACGATTTCAATGTCGTCGTCATAGTCGATGCGACAATACGCTTTGCAGGTATCAATCAACTTTTGTCTGTATTCCTGTTTTTCTTCATCCGTCATTTCCTTCACCCGCTTTCATTGCAGGGCGGTGTTTCCCGCCCTGCTGCATTTCTTATCCCTGCACAATTTCCGTGATGTTGCCCTTGACGATTGCTCCATCATCAACAGGCTGCACGTCGAAACGATCACGAACCTTGATTCCGGTCATGTCTTTCTCCCACAAGCCCGCTGCCTTGTCATTCATGTCGATGGTGATGACGTTTCTGTCAAATAATGTGATAGCCTCCTTCAAGTCACCCATATATACCGGATGCTTGTACGCTGACACCTTCGCATCGACTGTTGTTGCCTGTTCGGAGCCCTTGCATGTTACAACATATTTGCCGTTCACGACCCTCCATTCCGTCACGTCAGACGCTGCGGTTGCGTCGATCGCTGTGGTTTTTCCATCAATTACCAACTTTCCATCCGACACGGTAAATGCGGGAGAATAAATATTTTCGGACTTCACGGTCTTGTTTGACACCTTGACAATCGGGTATTTACCAAACAATAACGTCTGTGTCGGCTGTGTCGGATTCGGCTGCAAGATATACTTCCCGTCCTTGTCCTTTAACTTGTCGAGGTAGTTGTACCCGTTCTGGTTTGTAATGACCATTGCTCCGGTTGCTACCGCAGGGTCGAGACCTACGTTGAACACGTCCTTGAGGTTGTCGATTGTGGAAATCACAACCTCTTTCCCTTTCGTCATGGTGTCAAGCACCTTGAGAATCATCGCATTTCTTGTCGCCTTTGTTTTTTTGGCAATCCACTTGTTGATGTATGCCATGACATTGGCTGCGGTGTCCTCAAACAGTTCGGCGGTGATTTTTAAAATGCCGCCCTTTTTCTTGATTGCATACAAAATCTTTCTGAATTTAGGCTCGTCGATCTCGGGGAAATCCGCCTCCTCGTCCACATTGTCAAAAGGTGTGGAATCAGCATCGACCTCAATGTTTCTCGAACCGCTCTTTGTGGTTACTCCCTCAACATTGACATACTGCTCCAGATTATCCTCGGAACGTCTTAACTCAATGATGTCCGTTCTGATGTCCTCCGGAACTGTGACGCCGATTCCCATTTCATCGTCGTCGCCCTTTGTGGTGTCTGTGCTTAACGCATCCTTGTACACCTTGACATCTCCCTCGTCCGGCTCTCTCTTTAAGAATCCACACTTAATAATATTGACGAACGCTTTCACGAGGTTTTTCTTGTCCGCCTTTCCCCCGACGGTCTTTGCTGCTCCCTTCGCCACCCTGTCCTCGATCTCCTCATGTTCCTCCTCGTCCAAATCAAACAGGAGGTCAAATTTTTCCTGCATTTCCTTGAGTTCTTCCTTTGCTGCCTTTGCCTTGTCAAGTTTTCCGTCGTTCACAAGGCTCTTGACCTCATTCTTCTTGTCGTTGATTGCTTTCAACAATTTCTGCATTTCCTTGTTCATGGTTCATGTCCTCTCTTTCTTAAATTCCATACATGTCGAGGTCAGAAAGAATATCCTGTTTTTCCGCCTCGATTCTCTGTCTCTCTGCCTCTGCCGCTGCATTGTTCCGGTTCTCCAGTTCTGCAAGCACCGCATTGACAATGTCTTTTGTTACCGTTCCTTTGATGTTCTCCGGAACATGACTGTATTTCTCGAAAAAATCTGATGCACACGCTGCGACTGCTGCCTTGTCATCAATCTCAACGTCGAAATACTCTGCCAGTTCTGCGCCGCTGAACCACTTTTCTTCCGCCATGAAAGACTTGATTTTGTCTCTTGTCACGCCCTCTTTCATATGCTCCTCGTAGACATCAAGAATTGAATCCTCGCATAAATCAAGTTGTTTGATGATCTCTGCGAAATCGTCGGCGTTGCCGTATGCTATGCATAAGGGCTTATGAATCATTGCTTGTGCTCCAGTCGCAAAATGCAGTTCATCGCATGCGAACATAATGACTGATGCAATGGATGCCGCCATTCCGTCAACATATCCGACCTTGTGTCCGGAGTATCGTTTCAACTGGTTATAGATTGCCAGTCCTGCAAAAACATTTCCGCCTCCAGAGTTAAAATAGATGTCAATGTCCTCATAGCCATCTAACTGGTTGAGAAAATCTGCAATGTCCTGCGGGCATCTGTCCTCCTCGTACCACATGGATTCCCATGTTGTTGATACAATGTCGCCGTAGAAATACAAGGAACATCTGCTCTGTTCCTCGTCCTGCTCTAAATCCAAATAGCCGACATTTTCGACTTTCCCGCTGCGTTTATTCCTCTTCGTGAAATCAAAACGTCTCTTTGGCATGATTATTCACCTCCCTCCTGTTCATCCTCGTCCTCTGCCTTGTCGGTTTCGTCCGGTTTTGTTGTTGTGTCCGGCTGCTCTGTGTCCGGCTCTGTCTTTTCTTCCGGTTGCTCCGGTTCTTTGGTTTCATCCGGTTCGGATGTACCTTTCGAGTATGCTGCTCCCGCCATTGTCAGCGGAACGATGTTGCCATTTGCAAATAATGCGTCACCGCCCTCTCCATCGGGCAAGTCAAGTTTGCGTCGTGCCTCATTCGGTTTCATGATTGAGCCACTTACACCGTTTTTCAGATATTCCATTTGCGTTTTTGAATCTGTTCGGAAAAGAACTTTTTCGTTGTATTTGTAATAAAAGCCGTCGTCCTGTTCATCGTCGGTCAGCATTTTATAGTTGATTTCCTCCTCGTACTGCTTTATTACAAACAGTTCAGTGTCAACGTAGAATGACAACTGCTGCAATTCGCTGTTCGCATAGGACGACTTTGAGTAGTCGTTGATTTGATTCGGTTTTACGCCGAACGCTGCTGCGATCTGCAATGCAGTGTATTTTTTCAACTCAAAAAACTGTGAATCCGACAACTTGATGTCAAGAGGTGTCAATTTCATCCCTAAAGGTACGGGAATGATTTTGCCTGTGTTTCTCGCTCCGCTGCCGAAATCCTCGAACGCTTTGACAAGGTTTTCTTTCGCCTTTTGGTCAAGCTCCCCAGTGTATTCAAGAGTTGCCTTTGCTGTCAGACCGCTTTCATACAATTTGTTCATGTATTCCTGCGACTGGTATGCTCCGGACACTGTTTCTCTCAAAATCTGCTGCACTGGTAGACCTGTGATTCCGTCGAAACTGAATGATGTTTTGAAGTGCATCACCTCGTCAGTGCTGAAAACGTATTGTCTGCCGGACGTCGGGTCTGTGTAGACATACCACAAGCGTCCTTTTCCTGCGAATATTCCCGCATCATCCACAACTATCTGAACACAATTTGACTGCATCACCCACAAGTCGAGAATCTTGATTTCTCCCCCGTATTTCTTCCGGACGAGTTTCTTTCTCATGTACACATAAGCGTTCCCGTAGTGATTGCGGTTGATTTCCACCGTGTTCCAAAATACTGTCGGTGTCATAAACGGGTTCGGTCTCTTAGTCAGCAGCCTCGACGTGTCCGTCTGTTCTGCCTCAATGATTCCTTTTTCCGTTCTCTGATAATATTTGATAGGCATTTTCGCAAGGGTTTCAGACAGCATCTTGAGACATGTGAAATATGTCACCTCTGATGTTGTCTTTCTCCTCTTGTTCAATCCCATGCTCTCAAGGAATGACGGTGAGTTGAGCGTCATCACCCCGCCTGTCAGTTCCGCAGAATCACTGACCTCCGGTGCAGTCTCACCATTCCACCAGTTCATCAAACTGTTTGCTATTTTTCTAAATGGGTTCATTCTTTCTCACCGCCTTTCCCCATGTATTTCTCATACATTTCGAGCCACTCATTCACGACCTCATTTGTGTCCGGCTTATACTCCTCTTTCATTGCTGCTTTCCATGCGTCAATGATCGCGTCAATCGGGTCGATTCTGTCCTCGTCGATTGCCTTGTCTATTTTGATTTCTCCGTAACTGTTCGAGATGACTTTTGCATTTGCAATCGACCATGTCAGCAATTCATCATACGGAACAACCTTGCCTTTCCCGACTTCTGTTCCCTCAATTACAACGTTTCCCGCTTTTATCTCCAGTCTGAAATCCACGGTTGCGTCATTTAGTTCTCTTGCAGTCTGTGTGATCGACACGGAATCGAAGCCCATTCCCTCAAGGTCTGACAGGAACGCAGACGCATTATGCGGGTCGTAACAAACAAGTTGAGGCTTCAAGTCGTTTTCCTTGATTAAATCTTCGAGGTATTTGATAATGTACTTGTAGTCTGTCTTGATCCCGCCCAGTGTCTCCGTTACCGTCACAAGCTCTTTTGCAATCCATACGTCATACGGGACTTTGTCTGTCTTGATATGCTCGTCCACTCGGCTCGCAGGGATGAATGAATGAGTGTGCACAAAATACTTTTTCACGCCGTCAACCATGTACGGGATGACGATTGCGATGGATGTCAAGTCGCCTCCGGATGACAGGTCGACCCCGACATAACATTTTGACCCTCTGAAATCCTTGAGCGTGCGCAATGCTGCACACCGTTTCCATTCTTTGATGTCCTTGATATACAGCGAATTTGACCACTGCATCCACATGTTTAACTGCTTAACGAGGAAATCCCGCAAATCTTCCCCGCCCATATCACGGGCAGTATTTGCAATCGGAACAAGGTTCTCCAGTGCGTCCTCGTCAAATTCAAGGATCGGGTTCGCTTTTATCCAATTCTCTTTTTTGTATAGGTCATCTCCATCATTCAACTGGGCTATATAGACAAACTGACTATCATTGTCAAACACGCCTTTCAGCAGATTGCAACAATACTCATACAATTTGTAGCAGGGGGATTTGAGGTTGAACCCCGCCGTTGTGATGACCGAAATCAGCGCCGACTTAAGTTTTTTTATGCCTCCTTCGAGCAGCTTGTACATCTGATTTGTTTTGTGCGCATGGTATTCGTCGACAATCCCTAAATACGCACGGTGTCCGTCGATTGACTTTGTATCACCGGACAGCGCCTTGATTCCGGAGTGTGTCAGCAAACAGTCAATCGTGTGGTTGTGGTCATGTACCCTAAACCACTCTGACAAATCCTCGTCCGAATTGATAAATTTTGCGACCTCGTCAAAAACAATATTTGCTTGTTCTTGCTTAGTAGCTGTACAGAAGATTTTTCCGTACTTGTACCCATCAAAATTCCCGTAATAACACGCCAAAATGCCATTGATGAACGATTTTCCGTTCTGTCTGCCTAATTGCACATAGGACGTTCTAAACCGTCTGTGACCCTTTTTCTTTGTCCTCCACCCGTTCAAAGACCCCAAAATGAAGCACTGGAACGGGTACGCTGTCACATTTTCCTGTTCGTCACCCTCTGCGATCGTTAGTTCTTCTGCAAAATTGATGATTTCCTCGGACTTTCCAATGTCAAAATAATACTTATACGGTGCAAGTTTAGCTTTTTCAAGATCGTCAAGATGCCTCTTGCATGCCAATCTGACATATTCCCCGACTATAATCTTGCCGTCAGTGACATCAAGAGCGTATTGTGTGCAGCGGTCGGTTACTGCTGCCCCCGTCGCCATTTATCCTCCTGCGTACTTTGCGAATTTGTTTTCTGGTTTCGATTCTTTCGCCTTTGGAACAACTAATCGGCAACGGCTGCTAACCGTCATCCCAAAATCAGCCGCCCCCTGCCGACACTGCTTCATACATCTATCTTGTATAATCATGAGCCGCTCGCGTTCATCATTTACGACCTGTGTTGTACCGACCTGCACACGCTCATTTTCTCCCGTATCTGGATTCACCTGCGTCTTGTACACCGGAACATCCACCATCAACGGAGTTATTCTGATCTTGTCCGTTACCTCGATGTATTGATCCTGTGCAATCAGCAGCCTCGCCAATGCATCACAATCCACATTTGCAATGAGTTTGATTTCAAGCAATTCCTTTGACAGTTTCCGAAACTTCTTTTTCTGGTCAGCCGTCAAGTAAGCAGGAGGTTTGACCTTGTCGTTTGGAGCAGTGACCTCTGCGTTTTTCCTTGCCTCAATCTCCGCTTTTGTGAGGTGCTTTTTGCCCTTTAATACCACCAAATCGGTCGGCTGTCTTTGTCCTGCCATCCATCATCAAACCTCCTTTCCATCAATCATGTGTCACATTCTGACACCCCGCGCCATCTCTCTTTTTTCTAAATTTCTCGTGGGGAGTTTTCTCTAAGGATGCAGGGGGGCGCGACTAGGAATCTGTCGCGTAAAACTTTTTCATAGCCCCCTGCCTCCTTAAAATGATAATCAATCAGTGATCTCAACTGCGTTTGTGTTGCTCTCATGCTCGCCTTGCTTTGCTTATACAGAGCAGTAATAGTGTTATGTGTGTTATGTGATAAAGGTATCAAGTTCAAGGGATTCAAACGTTGTTCCCAGTCCTCTTCAAGTTCGATAATGTGGTGGATGGGAGCCGAATCTTTTAACGTTATCAACTGACGCTCAACATACAAGGCATATATATCCACATACTCATATACGCTCATGATGATCGGTCTCAACTCCCGCCATTCCTTTGACAGATAGAACTCTGCTGCTCGTGGGTCTCTGCGTGTATTGTTATATGTCACATGCCTTGACTGCTGCCTTGCCTCGCACTGCTCACACATGGTTAATGCCTGCGGGATGAGGCGACCGCATCCCTTACACATTTTCAGTAGCATGCCACTCATTCCTCCCTGTTGATCTCCTGTTGTTTTCCATACCTTGCGTGCAAGAGGCGGGCATACATCACGCACGTTAGCGTTTTGTAGCCCGCAACAGGAGGACTAAACAGGCAAGAAAAAAGCGACTGCATTTCTGCAATCGCTCATCTCAACTGTTCACGTTATCATATTACCACGTTCATATTTGCTTTTGTTCACCCACTTTTTACCCCCGAAATCACCCTC